TTTCACCATAAACAGTAATATAAAGTAACCAGCAAACAGTGCTATTACCGCTATATATAGTACTTCCATATTCATAACTCCAATCTTGCTACATCTGATTCCCAGAAAAAAAATACTGCTTCAGGAACCTTCTCCTGCACTTCTTCAATCTTGCAGTACCAAAACTTATCGTCACTGAACTTCTCATTCTGGTTAAACTGCTCAGGTAACTTCCCAGTCTGAATTGCATAGTAGAGATAAGGCTGGTTAATCACCCAAAACTTAGTGAAGCCGGTCGAAGGATCACCATAGCCTTGCGCTAGCCAATGAGCATAAGGAGCGAACCACTCACCGTTAGCTCTCTTGGAACTATGCTCAATTGTTACCGTATCCCAGCCACTATCTCTCAAAAACTTTTCTTGGATAGTCATCTCATTACCGTTCTCATGAGTAATGATTGCATCAATATGACACTTGTTATCTAAGAACCTTTGGCTTGCATTCTGTTCTTCGAAGGTTGTTTCCAACATCCAACGAACTCCAACTGTTCCTGGAAAGACGTGCTTATATATTTTTTCTGCATGAGGACGCATTGCTCGATTGAACTCCTGCGTATCCATGTCTTCTTTTTTCTTCATCGCTTTCTTCTCCCAAAACTTCTCAAAGCCGAATCGTTTGGCAAAGTCTTTAGACATATAACTCTCCATTTGCGACTGGTAACAAAAACGTGAGTAACTCGGTAGAGCCTCACAAGGAGGGTTTATTCCTTTTTGATACCAGCCATAAGCGGGGAATTAACCCAGCTTCTCAACTATTCTCGAAATCAAAATTCTAGTAATGGTTCGCTCTCTTTGAATAATTCTATGAAGGATTGCGTTAATCATAATTGCTCCTCAAGGGTTGGCAACGGTGGTTGCTCAGGCTGATTCTTAATCATCTCATCGGCAATACTAGTCATCGCACGATCAATGTCTGCCTGCCTAGCTCGCCAAAGTTCATACTTAGTTGTGTGTCGAAAAGTAATATCATTCAAGCTATCAATGAAGTCTCTGTTGTTACGGTTCTCGACAACAAACTTCAAAACTTTAGTTTCCAAATCGGACATGTTGAGTCCTCCTACTAATAGAAATACTCCCCACCTGTCCCTCTCCTAGATTGAATTACTCCTTCCTCTCAACCGTTCCGTTTCCTTACTTCTAAGCCATACACGACCCCTTTAGACAATCCGTTCCTACTAGCTATTACCCCCGTTAGAATATGCATATAGGATTATTGTCTAGAGCACCAAGGAGCACTATCGATCAACAAAAGAGTGTCTTAGTTCCTTCCGAACCCCTCCTAAAGGGTTGTTAAGAACTTGATGCTTTCCCCACCTAATTGTTTGTTAAACCTGGGCATTACAGAATAGGAACGCCAAGGATCAAGGTTGCCATCCTTGCGGTTGATCTAGAACTATCAGCTGTCGCTGTAGCCGAACAGTCGAGCCAGTAAGTCGTACCCTCGCCTCGCTGTCGCTGGGAAATGGTCGTCCCAGTCCCGGTCTATCGGTTAAAGGCTAATACTCCCGATGAAGATACGCCAAACGAAAAAAAGCCCTGCCTCTTGCGAGACGTGGGCTAGTTTCCGGATATGAATATTAAATTCAATAGCATATCGTAACTGATACTACGCTAATTGTCGAGGTTGTCAAATCCAAGGCTTCTTTACTCCAAGTGGTGACCAAAGATAATGACTTGGGAAATCAGCAAAATCAATTACCTGAGGAATAAAGTTTTTGGGAATACGTCCCTTCTTCAGATAACGAGTTTGCCAGTGTTGCTTTAATTTACGGAATTTAATAATACCAGCTTGGTCTAAAGTAGCTTCGATCTTCCAATAGCATTCGTCAACATCGGGAAAGCTTTTGCCCTCTTCAACATAAACTACGGTGGTGGGATTCATGCATACCTTTCTCCCCACCTGAACCGAGAGATATTACCAGATTTGCCTAGAAAAATCTAGCCTTTAGCGATACCTCGAGAGTAGGTGTAGCCCATGGTTGCGAGAACCTGAGCTAAGAAAACTAGAGCATCATTAACGGCACCAAGGTCGCCAAAGATATCGAACTGAATCAATACACCAACGACGACTGCACCGAGTGTCATCCAGAATTCTGAAGTCCGTACTCCAGGCTTCATTCCATTTGTTTTTGCCATTTTTTCCTCCTGACATTTAAGCAGCTGTTCGCTCAAATCACCGACCGCTTGATTGAGCTTGGCTATTTTTTTGTCAGCTGCCGTTACTTCTTTCTTTAATTCATTAACTCTCTTTGTATAGTCACTCCGCTTAATATAGTACCGCTTGGCTAGAGAGTTGTCTCGCCATCGATTAATCAAATCTTTCTGCTTTAGCTTACCTTCATCAATTTCCCGAGCTTCCTTATAAATAGAAGCCATAGTGACCTTGCCTCCTGGATACCAGGATTCCCAAGCAAAGCGCATGGCATCAGCCCGAGCATTGATCCGCTCGTCTTTACAATCCATAGCCTCTCCTCTCTTGTACTTCTCTACCCAGGCATAGAGCTTGGCGCCAGGACAGGCAGTGCTCTTTAGGTCCCGATGCCCAAATACTCGTTCTCTGCCAAGGTTGTATTTCTCTCTGAGTCGATCTATTTCGCTGCGTAAAGCATTAAGCTGCTTATCACCAGGAAGTCTATTAGAAAAGTTACCGACAAGACTAATACCAACTGAGTTGTAATTCTGGTACTTGCCGGTTGCATTGTGAACACCAAAACCATTGTCACCAATGTCAGAATGAACTGAACCATCAGGAAAAATAACCCTGTTGTAACCAACATAATTGACTCCGAATCTGGATTTGAAGACATTCCTCAGAACATTCATCGAGGATTCATTACCTGCGGTGTGATGAATCAGTATTGCTTCAGTTGTTTTGCGGTTCGACAACCTCAAACTCCTGTGTTTCCAACCTATAAGTAATCGTCCTTAATGGATGAACATCAAAATCTACTGTAATTAGCATACGATATACGCCTGGTTGGGCATAGATTGGAATTGGTACGGCACTGCTGACTTCGCCACAGCCAGTAGCAAAACTAGAGCTCTCAAAGCCTTCTAGTTCAATAGTACGACTAGCATTAGTTAATGTTCTGGTAACACTAGCTCTAGCTCCGATGTGTTTGCAGTAATTGAACGTGTAATCGATATTATCGCCTGGTTCATACACTTCTTTGTCTACTGGAAATGGCAGATTGTTATAAGTAATGACGTTGAATGGCCACCAGCTCCAGAAGGCGAAGTAAAGCATTACCGCTATAGCAGCAAAAATAACCACCATTGAAGCCACATAGGCATTAGCAAACTTATCGTAGAGTTTAATCAGTTTTTCTTTGGTCACATTCCACCCCCTTGAACTACTAGTGCTATCAGAGCACCAACAACCGCTGTTAAGATCAACGTTACCATTCCGTAGACAATTCTTTTGACAGGTTCAAACTCAGCTCGTGTAATGAAGTCCTCCCGGATCTCCTTCATAGCTGACTTGATCTCGCCAATGTCCCGCTTAATGAACTCCAGCGTCGCTTCAATAACTCCTGTTCGATCACCTGTACCATTCTTCTTAGACATCATTCCTCACCATTGTCCGCAAACCGTGATGGTAGATCACCAAATGGCATTCTATGGCGCATTGGTCGCTCATCAGCTTCTGCTTTGCCAAACAAATCTAGTAAGGCACTCAATGGATTAAGCTTCTCTGCTCGGTTCTTCATACCCAAGAGAGCTCGAATAATTGCTGCCTCTATACCAGCGGTTCTCTCGTCTCGAGAAACTGGCATAGCACCCTCAACATTTAATGGTAGTCGGGGATTACCTCTAAATTGCTGACCAATCCCATCGACTGGTCGTCTTCGTGGCACAAAGGGAATACTTCCCTGTAGCGCCGATCTTCTAGGTCCCTGTAATAGGGCTCCTACGTATGGTCCCGATCGATCAAACCGAGGATCGTTAACCTCTGGTGATACTTGGGAGCTTTGTCCGTATCCGATTCCTTGTGGCATTTAGCCTCCTAATATTGCGATTACTTGTTGGAACACTGTGTCCGTCATAATTTTCTTCTGCTTCATGTCAGCTAGATAAGCGATCTTGGAATCAGCAGTGTCCATCTGATTTAGTTGGTCAACAATAAAGGCTGCTCTTGTCCCGTCAGAGACTCCCAATGTCCGTGCTGCTCGGTCCAGTGAAGTGAACCCTTGAGCTTCTTCTTGCGCATACTCCAAAAACTTCTCAAATGCGTCAGGATTGCTTTGCTTGAGTTGTGCGGCGTAGGCCAACCGTTGATCGTTTGGAAGCGTCTTGATCTCATCTAGAGCCTTACGTGCAGCGGTATTGCGTTCATTACGGGTCTTTTGACCCAAACCTTCTAGCTCACTAATCTTGTCGAAGGAGGCTCGTTCAGTTTCTCCACCAACTGGTGCAAAGAATCTGTTCTTAACGTGTTCAGCAATACTTCGCCCACCAATTTGATCCTCTGGAATTAATCCAAGCTTAGCTAAGACATTGTCTGAGATATTGAGAAGTTGAGTGCCAACGCCACCGCCAACAGTTGAAGCCATATTGCCTACTTTGGCTGGAGCAGCATCAAACAGTTTGCCGAGAATTCGTTCTGTACCACCGGTAAATGAACGAACTTGGGCTTCTGGTGGCGCATCTTCTAGCGAACGAGGGACAATCTCTCGCCCCGTGAAGAGATTACGGTTAGTAAAGTTCTCAACTACTGGCTTAATGACCTGTGGAGTTACCTGACTAGCGATTGAAGAATCCAACTCGATGGAAGTACCAGCAGCAAATAAATCACTCGCAATCTTGGCAAAGGTTTGTGGGTCGGTGTAGTCATGCAGTCCCTCAACTTCACGACGAACAACATCGACTAAATTAGCGAAGCCTGGAGTAATGGGGATCTTATAGACTCCCTCCCATCGGTTCTTCTTCTCATCCTTCTTAGGATCTGGACCAACGACAATAAAGTTTCTGGCTTTCTCATGCTCAGCAATATCTGCGTACACCGCAGCTCGTTCAGGGTCTTTCTTGTTCCACATAGTTAGTAGCATTGCTGGGAAGAAACCAACGATTGCTGACTTAACAGCAGTCTGCACTGGACGCTGAGCAAAACTACGTCGCAGAGATCGAGCACCTTGGAAGCCAGCATTGAGGTATGGAATCGTAACGTTAAGAACTTTGCCCCACTCACCCTTACGAGCAAAGTTAGCGGTGTTCTCTCGAGCTCCCCTACCAGCCAAAGCAACAGCATCATCAATATTCATGCCCTGCTTGATGAGATGCTCTCTAGTACCAGCAAACTGCTGAACACGGGTTAGCTCCTCAAACCGAGACATGATGTCCTCGATCGCCCGTAACCACTCTTTAGGGTTGGTAATCGTATGAGCAATCTTAGCTGTACCACCCTCTGACCCCATTCGTTTAACGGTTAATCCTGGAGCATTACGAGAGATATCGAATTGCGTAAAGGCAGACCCACTACGAACGTAATCATCGTATAAATCATCATGCTTCATTACCGCCATAATTGAGCGGAAGAAGTTGCGTGGTGCAGTAATTGGGTTGGTAGCTAGCGCATAGGGTGAGTTAACAAAAGCGAAGCCCTGGTCACGAATAATGTTAGCTGCAGCGAATGGAGCGTTTACACCTGTTGCACCGGTCTTCAAAATACGAGTTGGTACAGCAATTGCTTGCATCAAGATATTGAATTGTTGGTATTCAAGATTCTTTGCAGCTTGAGCAACCTCAGGCATCGTCTCGAAGGTCCTCTTCACACCATCGTCTAAGAAGGAGATGGTTGCCATGCCTGGCTTAACCTGAGTGACTTCCTTGAGGCCAAAAGGATTATTCGGCAAATTCTTATAGCTTGCGAGTAATCGTCCAGCCTTATTGCGCTCACCAACCGAGAAGGCATCTAAAGTCTTACCCATCAGGCTTGAGAGTGGATCTTCTATTTGTCGCTCACTACCCTTCAGCTTCTTAATGACATTCTGAGAACCGATAGAAGCAACACCCTTACCCCGGGTACCACTAGTGATAAAGTCCTTCTCAATGTCATCAAAGATTCTATTGAGAGGAGCATAGTTGGGGTACTTAGTCTTTAAGTTCTTAGCCAGGTCGTCACTGATAACCCCAGCATCCTGCAGATAATCGAGCAACTCATCTGAATAACCCTTAACCTGTGATGCTAAGTCATCGTACTTACCAGATAAAGCAGAAACTAGCTGCTTGTCTTTAGCAAGATTACGTCCAGTCTTTACGCCACGCTTTGATACATCGAGTGCCTGCTTGGCAATTAAGAACTGGTTAAACTCGTCGAGATTATTCTCGCCAACTTCCTGAATAACAGACTGTAAACCTTTGTCTCTAACGAACTGACCAGCTAGTGATGGCGTTCTCAGGGTCCGATCAATAGGATCTCTGATGTGGTAAGAAGGTCGAACAACGTATTTACCTTCTTTAGCAGCATCATCGAGGATCTTTTCCAGTGGAGCGTTACCATCAATTAACTTACGATTAACTTCCTTAGCTAAACCAACACCCTTCTTACCACTCTTACGAGCTGCATCCTGAGCTGCCTTCTGTTCTTTGACGTAGGTCTTTGGATCAAAACCTTTTGGTTTAACATCATCTGCTTGCGAAGCAGCAGGTCCTCCACCTAATGCACCCACTGCTACACCAATACCAGCACCCATTCGTGGATCGTCACCGGCTAGTTTGGCTGCCCCCGCACCCAGTGCTGCACCAGCGCCTAGACGAGGTAGAGCACGCAAAAATCTTCGAGTACCAACATTTGGAATCTGACTAACCGGAGCCAGTAACCCGCCGTAAACTAATCCCTTACCACCCTCTCTGAGAGCTTGAAGTGGACCAGTATCCCTCTTGGCTTCTGCTAGTAGTGCTCCGATACCACCAGTTGTTGCTTCACTTGCAACTGCTGAAGCTACCTTACCGAGTTTCCCAGCCTTACTGAGACGAGATAGCGCTGGAGCTGCCTTGAGAGCTCGCCCTGCTCCAATACCAGCCAAGAATGGTGCGGTTTCTGTAACAACTCCAGCACCAAAACGCCCTGATTTTCTCAGTTTCTTTTGTCGATCTGATTGTGCCTGTCCTACTAAGCGATTGGCTAATCTCTGTCCTACTGGATCATCACCACCAAAGAGTTTGCGCTCAGTTGCCTTTGGGAGAAGCGTTCGTGCTAATCCCGTAACATCATCCACACCTTTAGCAAAAGCACCCGCAGGGATCTGTTCAATATCTTTGAAGGTACGATTAAACTTCTCGACATTACGAGCAAAAGCTGGACTCCGTTCGATGTCCCGTTCAAAGCGCTGCTTAGCGAACCGATAGCCAGGACCTAAGACACCACGAAGAGCATCCTCGAATTTCTGACGGAAAGTCTTCGCCATTTATCCCCCAAATACTGACTGTAGCGCTGCTAATTCTTCTGGACTAAATACTGCTCCGGCACTTCCTTCACCACCTTCTACCGGGATAATTGGATCATAGTTTCTGTACTGGTAGTACTGGGCTTGATCTGGATCCCATCGTTGGAAGTTATAGTTCAAGCTGAGTTGTCCGAAGAGCTGACCTGGATCTACACCGTAGTTCTGAGCGATTAAGTGGACTCGTTCTTTAGCAGCATTCCACTCGTCATCTGAGAAAAAGCGATCTCGGGTTCCACCACCTCGCATATCTAGGTCTTCAAAAGCCATGATGCCTTCGTTCCAAGCGCTCATCCATCGTTCTTGGTCTTCTGGTAAGCCGCTGCTTCCACTACTGCCACCTCTGCCTCGGCTAGCACTGATAATCTGATTCATCAACGCTTCTACTCGGGCTTGTTCGTCTTGAACTGCTGCATCTCGACGCTCTGCAATATCGAACTCTAGTTGTTGCTTGCTAATCTCTGCCTGTCGAATTGCATTGGCTAGCGTGTCTTCGACATTAGCTTCTTGTAATGCGAACTGTGCGAGTCGGTTAGCTCGATCTTGCTCGATACGAGAAAGGGTAATGCCTGTCTCTGAACCAATATTAGATAGACCAGTCAAGGTTAAACCAGATGATCGGATACCTAGATTCTGCTGCTTATTAAGGAAGTTAGCTTCTTGCTCCTGTTGCTGTCGCTTAATCCTACGAATACTCTCGTTGATATCCCCTTCTAAAGTGTTCCTGCCTAGTTCAATACCTTGTCGAGATAGGTCGGATTGTTTACGAGCTCTACTCTCAGATAGTTGGATATTCGCTAGTTGTGGTTCATAGGCAAGACGAGCAGCTGCTTCTTGCTCTGCCAAAAACTCAGGCGATTTTGCTCTATCTAATTGAGCCTGTAATTCTGCTTGTGTTGCCATCCATCCCCCTTACGCAATCTCGAGAACAATCGAGAACTTCACACCATCACCGACCTGCCAGCCAGAAGAATCAGGTGTGTTGTTATCAATAATACTTGAGTCATTATCGGTGTAGAATCGTACGGTTGATACATTAGGTCGTACTTCAGCGGTAATGACCCAATGCTTGCTAGCAGAAACTGAGGTTCTACCCTTACCACCACCCCAGTAGTTAACACTCTGGTTAGCAGCTGTATAACTGTTTGGTAGGTCCATGCTCAAAGTTCCACTAACACTTCCTCCTGTTCCAAGTGTTAGATCGGCAGTCACAAATAGAGTCTTACCCATTAAGAAGTATCGTCCTACGTTAGTCTCTCCCGAACCGAGTGTGACGTTGTTCCATGACGGGGTGAAGGCTGTCCAAGCTGTACTTGCCATCTTAGTCCAGTCAATCGCTGCATCAGCGGCAATATGCGTATTACCCAACCCTCCCTGCAAGACTGTGTACAGGGTATTGAGGTCAGTATCGACTGCATCGGCGACTGCATTCGAGCCACCAGTGAAGTCATAGGTTCTTGTTGGCTGTGATTCTGCCATTATTTACTCCATTCTGTCGGTATTGTCTCGAATACCGGTGTGTATTTATTGATTCTGAACTCTCCCACCCCCTTAAAGTAATGGCGGAAGGTTAGATATCGACGCTTAGGAAAGTATGGTGGTGCAACCAGAGTCAGGGAATAGGTGTCATCGTCAGATGCCCACTTAATATTGTCACCCATTTGGGTGTCGTTGTTTGCCCAAATTAGTCGGTTCTCAGTTGTGTCTGAGTCATCTGTTGCCCAGACGTTGGACTTGCCGGTAAGCGCAATGTTCATCTGTGGGCTAAAGGTTGAATTCTTACCATTAACACCAATACCGAGTTGCCCGGTAACACCTGTGCTGGATTGCCCTTCGAGCTGAATCTTCTTAACTGACTTAGGATACTGCGGAAAACCGAGATGAGTGGTTTGCATAACATATGACTCAATCTCTTCTTGGATGAAGACAGCAAAGAGAAGATCTGAGCCCGCTACAGCTGACCAAGATCCACTCGCATAGGCAGAAGCTGCACCATCGGAATAGGTTGGAGAGCTTGAATCTTCGCCCCAGGCGTAGTCACTCGAACCGCTGCCTTCCGTCGTATGCTGAATAACTAGGTGGTATTGAGTTGAACCAGTTAAGGCAGTTGGAGTAGAGAAGGAAAAGTTGTGCCAGCCATAACTAGTGTCAGTGATCGCATCTATAGTAGTAGTCAAATTAGCGCTAGCTAGTGTACCTGAGGGTACTCCTGAGTCGTCTGTCTCAATCCGGACAGTCAATTCAGTAGTGGTACCGCCCACCTTCTTCAGATAAACTGCCCCGCCATTTATCTTCCTCGTAGTCTGTGCGTTATTGGAGAGCTTAAAGCCTTGAGCTGCCCGGACCGTAGTTGAGCCAGTAATCGAACGATCGGCATCCTGTCCTGAAGTATAAGATTGATCGGTTAATTCGTCGTAACGACCACTGTTGAGTTGGTAAACCAACCCGAGTGACTGATGACCTGCGTAGATTGTGTCAGCACTAGAAGTTCGGATATTAGCGTAAGTCCCAATTGGAAAGCCTGGTCGGAATTCTGGTAGCCACTTCTTCGTAATTGTGTCATAGAGATACTCACGGGTATTGGTTGTACTGCCTGATGGAGAAACAGCGAGTCGATAGTAACGACCATCTGCAATTGCAGTCGCATCATCTAGCGCAGCAGCATTCAAACCATTCAAGTAGTTCTTTATCTTCGGGCCACCTATAGGTAACACTCGTTGTCCATCACTCGCATAGACCTCAGCCACATTCTGGGAATCCAGTCCCAAGAAGTAGCTTATTCCGTTTAACTTTACGATAGTTCGGTCAGCGATGCTGCCGAAGGTAGCCCCTAGATCATAGAATGCCTCAGGTCCAGCGGCGTCTGGCGTGTTAGTGAACCCTGGGACTCTATAAACTTTCTTATCGGTGAAGACCAAAAGCTTTCTTGGTCCGAGTGCCATCAGCCCCTTGATAGCACCCTCAGCTCGCTGGAACGAATTCGCACCGAATGAATCAGTGCCTAAGTCAGATACCCAGAGATAGTCTTCTTGACTGGATACGTTGGCGGTAATAATTCGCCCATCAAACTGTTCAATGTATTTACCCTTCTTGAATGAAGCATCAGTTGTTGCAGAACTTCCGGAGGTATAAACAACAACGTCATCGGTTCCATTAGTTAAGTACCACTTATCTGTTTCTGAATAGTAAGTAGCATCAGCTCTCAAATCTGAGGTTACAGTAGCACCAGTCAAAGCTGTCCAAGCTCCTGATGCATCTCGATAGACGTTGGTGTCATATACGGCTAGAAACTCTTGAGTACCACCACGATTAGTGAAGTTGAAGACCTGCATCCCGGTAGTATCACCGAGAAACTGTCGATGGAGTGTTGCTCCCTTACGGTTGTAAGCAGCACCAGCCTCATCAGTGAACATATTTAAGCCAGCAACTAACTCATCTTCCTTGGTATCGTGTTCGGTCTTTGTGTTGTTGATTCCACCAGCAAAAGACATTCGCTTGCGTGGAAAACGAACCTGGTTTTGTACCTTAGGAAGTCTAAGTCTTGGCATTACTCATTTACCCCTGTTGAATAATTAATTCTCATTTCTGATTGTCCAGTTGAACGCTTGCGCAAGTCGGCAACCGCACGGTCAGCCTCTTGTTCGTACTTTGATCGGTGGAAATTGGCTTTGTCATAACGAGCTTCATATGCAGATTCAAAGTGAAGTGCTAAAGCATAATCAGCTAGGATGTGGTGCCAGCGAGCATTAAAGAACGGGGTGTCAGACGTTAGCGTCATGTCACTCGGCGCCTTTATATAATCGTAGGCAACTGTGTATGACTGTTCAGGAATTGGGTAGAAGCGCAGTGATGTTTCCGAATTAGGCGAAAAGTAGCAGCAAGTCGGCGTCGATTCTGTGTCATCAGAAGTCTCTGGATACTTCACTCTGAACTCTGAGTAGCTCTCGATAGGAATAGTCCTCTCATAATTATCTGTGGTGATTCGAACTGTCCTCCCCCGCATCTTGAAGAAGTCGCTCGCTAAAGCGTACTCCTCCGTCCCATCAGTTAGGGATAGCGTGCTTGATGCTTGAAGGGGAGGCCAATTCTCTAGACGAGCAGCCATGTCCTTCTGCGCCATGTTCAAATACAGCTTCATCCCCTCAAGGGCATCAGCATCCTTATTACCAGACTGTCTTTGGCAGAGTTGGTATAGCTGTTCGTATGTCATTTAAATCCCCTTAGATTTTGCGTGGACTGATTAGGAGCGCATCGATTACACCGTTGCTGTCATCTGTTGTGTAAGCCTCTAAGGCGATTGCGATAGCCATATCTCCTGAAGCTGCCTTCATGCCGATACCAGCCGAGGTGAACGTTCCGATGAAGTCACCGACTGCAATGTCAGTCGTTCCATCTACCTTGAGCGTTGTGACTTTACCTTCGGTTTGAATGTGGCCGTAAGCGTTATTGCCAATAGATTCAGCAACTACACCGATCACCAGGTCATCACCCTGAGTAGTCGTAGTTGTAAACTCGTCACCTGCTGCGACTGCTTTGAAGGTTACAAGGTCTCCAGCTGCTAGTGCTCCACCAGAGGTGTTCTTCATGTAGCGCATTAGCTTGTCACTAATCAGCGTGTTAGAGCCTGAGTTGCCGTAGATGTGAGTGGTCGTGCCAGAATCATCAACCGCAGTCGTAATGTCATCGTTGAAGTGGTTCCCAGTAATGTGGTTGTTATCGCAGTTTGAGCCAGCTACCTCTACACCCGTTCCCATGTAGTTGAAGTTATTACCAGCGATAGTGTTCTCGTCATAACCGTCACTAATAGAGATACCTTTGTCTGTCGACTGGTCGAATGACCCTTGGAATCTGTTGCCTGTAATGTTGGTCTTGTTGTTCTCTAGAACAATACCGTTGTCACAGGCCATAAATGCATTACTAGAAACGTTACATTGCTGCTTAACCAATAGCCCGGTGGCTGCATTTTGCAGCATGTTGCCAGTAAAGTTCAGTGTCTGACCAATGGTAGCGATAGTAGCTGTTGCATCTCCGTGGAACTGGTTACCAGCGACATTCATTTGTGAACCATCAAACTCAACCTGAGTACCTGCACCAGAAGCGTTGTGCTCAAATACGTTGCCCGAGACACTTGAGTTAGTTCCGCCGAGCTGAATTGTTCCTACACCAGCGCTAGTCTCTGAAGCGTTGAACTTGAAGTAGGTTCCAGTTATTCGAGTAAGACTGCCGTCAATATCAATGTGGCAAGCGTCATCAGTTTGGCTTGATTCAAAGCGACAATTATTAATAGTTGTTTCCGTTCCTGAGATATCTGACTGACCGTTACCAGACTTTGAGTAGTGAACATTATCGAAGGTAGCTTGAGTACTCGTACACTCTAGTGTTCCAGTGCTGAAGGTCATCTTGATGTTCTTCATAGTGAAGTAAGCACCAGATGGAGTCAGGTTGTTGGTCGTAAAGTTCAAAACTGTAGACTCTGGATTCGCACCAATAATCGTCAGGTTAGCTAATGAAGTCGTGATTGCTGACTCAGTGTAAGTGCCAGGTGTTACCCAGATCGTATCACCAGCAGAAGCCGCCGTTACAGCTGCTCCTAGGGTTGTGTGATCACCACCTGAGGCTGCCACTACCCTTGTTACTAGCGTTTGACCACCACCACCAGCTGCAGGCGTCTCGTAAGCTACCGTTCCATCAGCTTGTAAGGTAAGAACGTCGCCATCCGAAGCACCAGAAGCAGCGACGATTGCCATTGTCCCGGCGGAAGTACCAGCAAGAATATCACCGGTAGTTACTGCTGAGATATCAGCTTCAATACCACCACGTTCGTGAGCTAAAGTTCCTGAATTAATATCTGAGGCAGCGTGAGTATGTGAAGTAGCCGCTGCACCTAGACTAGTCCGGGCTGTTGCTCCACTCTCTTTAACCCAGTCCGAACCGTCCCCCACAAGTATTGCGCCATCATCAGGAGTAATTGCTCCAATATCTTGTAGATCTTCGTCTAACCATTTATTTACAGGCATTCAATACCCCTTTCTATGTGAAGTACGTATATCTGACACCTTCACCATCGACGGTAGCGTCAACATACACATCTGCTAAATCATCAATCTCTAGTTCAAAAGAATCACCTGGGTTGAGTACTACACCTGTTCCTGTAGCTACCGTTGCATCAACACCAGATCCACCGACAGCAATTAACCCAGTGTTATCTGTCTGAGCTTGAATCGTTACTTTCTTGCAAGATGTAGACCCAGCTAGTGCTTCGTCAGTGCCTGCAGTGGTTACTGTCTTAACTCCGTGAGCAATACCTGTGATACCACCGCTAGAAGTTACAGGTAGAGGCTTTGCAGCAGAAACTGCTCGAAGCGTATCGCCTGAATCCTCCCACATCAATGCGGAACCAGTAATTGTTGAATCGGTATCACCTTCGGTGTACTCGACCCCTCCTCCACCGCCGGTAACGTTTACCGTACCGTCAGCGTTTCCTTTTGCTGGGACAATATTGTTATTAGAGTCCCGGACCATAATAAGTGGGCCGTGACCTTCTGTAGCGGTCGTGCCCTCAATCCAATCTGCCATATTATTTCTCCTCCCCTTTAGCTGAGTCGTCGAGCTTGTTGATTAATTTGCTCACCGTCTCAGTTAATGTGGAAATCTGTTTTTCTAACTCTTCTACCTTCTTGTCGCCACCAACCCCTTGCTGCTGCTTCATCAGTTCCTCGTACTTCTTGTCGAGTTTAGTGGGCTTATATTCCTTTAAGTGCTTCTCGTAAGCTGCTTTGGTCGACTTCTTCCAACCCCGCTTAGTGGAGTCATTGAGAATGTCATGTGCTAACCACTTCTCTACTACCACGGGAATTCCATGAGAGTTTCTAAGATAGACAGGAGTCTTGTTAGCTGGATCTGTAGGATCTAGTCCACCTTTAGCAGGGCGAGCAGTTAAACGCCCTCGAGCATCCCAGGTCCCCATGCGCCTCATAGTGACCCCTTCAACGCTCCACCAAGATCGGCTAAGCGATAAGGGTAGCCATTAATATGGACGATCTTATTCTCCCAACAGCTCTTATTCTTGTTGATGTGAACATCTAGTCCTGGACCAGCTCCTACTGACTGCACTTTAGATTTCCGAGGCTGGACAGCGCCCATCTCCCAGGCATCTAATGGATTGTTATCGGCAAACTCTTCACCTGGTTCTCGCACTGCTTGCCTTGCTCGGATCTCATCAGCTTTGTGAGCTGAGATGACCTTTGCTTTACGCATGACCGTGTGCTGCCCCACAGTATCGCACTTCGGACAATGTAATGATTTCCGTGACCACTGGTTTACGTTTTCTGCGTAATCACAGCTTGGACACTTGTACTCGGTGACCTGAGTCCCCGCATACTTTTGATTCACCCTTGTCTTATTGTGAATTACCTTTGGCAATTTGCCTCCTTAATCCAGCCAAGCCCCCCAAAAGGGAGGCTCGTGCTGGAATAACGAACTAGGTAGTTCGTACGTCGACAGCGTGGTCGTCTCGGTATTCTGCTCGACCCCATAGACCGTAAGCGGTGTGGAGGTGACCAAGATACTCGTGGACTCGGCTGGTTTCTGAAGTAGTAGCCAACTGCTCTGCTAGGACAAAAGCTTCTCGATGGAAAAGCAAGTTGTGATAGAGAGTAGCGGTGGTAGCATCGGCAGCTACGTTAGTGCTGATATGAACTTCAACACCGTAGAGCTCACCGAATTTACCAGTCTCAACAATGTTCATTGTTCGAACGGCACCTGGTGAGGTAGCGCTAGAACCGATGGTTACACCGGTGAACTTGTTGATCTTGAGAAGGTCAGCTTTAGCTACTGGCTTGGCAACAAAGTGACGATCGTCTTGTGGTGCATCAGCATCATCGAGGTACTGGATAGCTCGTACGAAGTTAGCTTCGGTTAAGCTAGAACCAGTATCACCGACTTGCTGGGACAAACCGGAGTAGAGACCAGTAAGATCGCTATCCTTTTGTCGCTCAATCGACTCAGCCGCTTTACTAACGTATTCCTTCATGAGGTTTACTTTAGATTGCTTGGCGAGATTATCTTCAACTAAGAAAGATGACTCGAAGTAGCGGTTGATGTTGATTGCGATGTTGCTCTCTGATGGAGCTTGTAGACTTACTTGGGTGTCAGTTGATTTTGCCGAAGCAGTCAACTGAGCAATTGTTTGAACATTGATGACGTCGCCGTAAGCTGCAACTTCATTATCCATTCTCTTGACGAGCTTGGACATGACTTTGGCAGGTTCAGCAGCACGCTGAGTCTCTTGCGCCCAGACTTCTGGTCGAAAGATATCATGCGTTGTGGCATCAATGTGATCTGTACCTAATGCCATTTATAGACTCCTTGTGAGAAGAGTCTGTTTAGAGTGCTTAGAGGTTACATCCCGTACTGAGCGAAGATTCTGTCTTTGTTCTTGTTGTATTCGGCTGGAGACATGTTGCGAATTTGTTCTGGAGTGAACTCACCCGCTTCTCGGCTCTGGGCTCCCCCCGCTTGCATCCCCTCTGCAGACTGTTTCTCTGCTTGTTTCTGATAGGACGCATCATAACCCGATTGATGAGACTTGGCGGTGATCTTGTCGATGTTCTCTGCTACTGCCCACTTATAAGCGGCTTGCATGCGTTCAGTCACCGGCATGTTTTGAAGTTCAGGTGCGTTTGCATAAATGTTTGCAATGTCACCAACTAACTCTTCGGCGTAAGGCTTCTGAGAAACTTCTTCAACAGCTTGCTGATAAGACATCTTCTCCAGATGCTTGAGCGAGCCTAGGCTTGGAGCAAGCTCCGCCTTAACTGCTTCAGCGATCTGTTTGATCGTGGCGTCTGTCTCATTCTGAGGTTGTTCTGCGGATTGTGAAGGTTGTGAGGGTTCTCTTGGAGTTTGGTATTTAGCCAATTCCTCTTTGAGCTTACGCTCGGAGATGTTCTTTTCCCGCCACTTTTTGGCTGGGATCTCAATCATCTTGTCCGAGTTGCCCTCGTCTCTGCCTTCTGGCTCGGCGTTGGTCTGGGGTTCACTCCCCTGCGATTCCTCTGGCTGAGGTTCTGGTTGAGGTGTAGGTTCTGCTGCTTCTGCAGGAGCAACCTGCGTCTCTTCCTGGTCCATTCATCTCTCCTTTGGTGTTTGATTTGGCAGTTCACCCTCTGCCTGGAGTGTTTGTTTGGATACTTCTATTATATACGATTATTTGTTTGAACGCTCGGCTTTGTCTTTAGCCGCTACTAAATTAATCATCCGATAAAGCTCGTCTATCCCTATCACCTTAGCAGCATGAATAGACGAGTTCTCGAAGTCATAAATTGCACCCTCAAGAGCATCTGCCCTAGATTGCTTTAGAGCTTCGTCGAGTACTTTCCAACCCTCAGACCTGAGGAGCTCCTTGATTGCCTGGGCTTTGCGCTGGTTCGATGTCCGCCGCACCTGGTACCTCTCTTTCTCCTGCAGCAGCAGCCATAGCCTTCTCCATCAGCATACGGTCTTGTGGTCGGAGTCGTCCTAGGTACTGCTCAATTTGTTCTGGTGTCTTAGTAGCTAGCATCTCCTGAACCTTATCGATCTGCAAGCCACCGCCCTGTGGATTCATAAAGCGTTCGGCATCAAAGCCCATTGACTCGAGTACTTCACGATCGATTTGTTCTTGGTTCTTAGTCTCATCACCAGCGTACATTTCCTTAATCTTGATTGCAGCAGACTGTCGGGTAAGGCGTGACTGTAATCCAGTTGACTGTACATCCATGCGATAGCTGAACTTACCCATAAGCTGGAATGGAGCAATCTTCTGGTACTCAATGCCCTTAGGTCCAAAGATCTTTACTTCCTTCTCTCGATCATAGAACTGTTGGACCAAAGCAATTAGCTTATTACCGAACTCCTTCATAGCTGAGTCAATATTTACCTGTGGCAAGCGATATCGTAGTGCAGTCTGTTGCTCAGCAATCTCTAACCCTCCTAAGGTGTCAGCGGTAACCATGCCAGCATCCTGTACACCAATAGAAACATCATTGACCCCTGAGGCAATCTGCATGATTTGGCGAGTAGATCGGCTAAGGAACTCTAACTGTGAGGTGAAGTCTGGTGGTCTCTCAAAGACTAGATCGTTTGTATCTTCAGTTGGAATTGGTAGACCTGGAACAATCTTGATGTCTTCAGCGTCTAGCTTAGCGCTTGGCTTGAACTTGATAACCGGCTGGAGTGTCAGCTTACGCATGTCGCCAGCTTGGTTCGCAATATCATTGAGCATGTACTGAGGCTCCTTAAGAACCTCCAACAAACTAACGCCATAAATAGAAGTTGGATCAACCTTGTAGCGAACGGGTACAAAGATCTCGTCAACTAGGTAGTATGGATTCTCTTCGAACTGAACGCAGATGTTGCGGTTAACAACTGAGATAACGACTTCCTCGTCTGCGCCATCCTTATCAATGTCATACATTCCTCGGTATTCAAGGACCTCGAAGTAGTCGTCTCCCATCGAAGCACTGACCCGTTTCTGCTGTGCTGGAGTAAGACCAGCTGCTTGCAATCTCTTCTTGCGATACTTACCGATCTCTTCTGAACTAGCCTTCAACTTCTTAACCGCATCCATATTCTTATTGAAGTTAGGATTCTTAAGAATCTCATCCTTACTCATCTCACGTCGGTGAATGACAAAGCGACTCTCAGATACTGAGCGAGCTTGTGGATGGAAAAATAGATCGTAGATGTCTACTTGCTCTACGGTTGGACCATCATAAAGGAAGTCTTCTTCTTTAACTTCCTGACCTAGATTCATAAAGTATTTAATTGCTCGATCAATAAATCCCTTAGATCTCTTAAGGTGTTCTGCCTTCTCTCGTCTCCAGCCTAACTTCAGAAAAGCTGTACCGTAGCGACACATCTCATAGATCCAGACTGCCTGCAGATACTCGATGTTCATATCTCTCTGGAGTGAATCAATGAACTGGTCGAATAATGGAGCTCGAGTCTGTGAGTCCTCGTTCTCACCAGTGATCTTTCCTCGTAGTCGTTGTGCTGCTAGTCGTGAGGCAACGATGTCTAGAATTGCTGGCGTATAAGGAACAAAGTAGTTCGTCATCCACTTCTTGGATTTCTTACCTACCACGCCACGAGATAGCTTATAGTACTCGTCCCACTTCTTCTCATGTGGCTTACGAGCTTCGGCAGCGAGGTCAAAAGCCTCGACTACCAATTGTGTATATTCGTCGTTTTTTGCCAAAATCCCCGCCTTTTTGCGTTATTTTGTGTAATATTTAAGTTAATTATAACGTTTTTGGAGGTATTATGGCGAATGTCCATGTGTCTATTCCAAGTAGGGGAGTAGTATTCACCGAGACTCTAAACGCAGTCTTCAGGGAGGTGGGCACCGTAGAATCCTGGCGTCTTCACATTGTCACCGAAGCACCAGTTGATCGAGCTCGTAATATGCTCATCAAAACCTTCCTCGAGTCTAAGGGCACTCATATTCTCTTACTTGATGATGATGAAGTAATGCCTAAAGGGCTACTAAAGAAAATGTTAGATATGAGCTCACCTATCGTGATTGCTGATGCACCAAGCAAAGGTAGTGGTAAGTCTAATATCTTCCGTAACAAAGATGGTGAGATCGTCGCTACTGGCTTCGGCTGTGCGCTTATTCGACGTGAAGTATTTGCCGAACTAGAGAAACCTTACTTCAGTCTTAAACCTTGGAGACATGTCAAAAAGATTAAGGGAGATTATGAGTTTCCTGTTCACCTAGAAGATCAAGCTAATCCCTGGGGTGGTGAAGATGTAAACTTCTCAATCAAACTCAGAGAAGCTGGCTATAAGATCAAAGCTGTAGAAGACATCTGTAGTCACCTAGAATATTCTCACTTCAATACAGACAAAAGAGCTACTCAACTATTAGAAATCAAAAAGTACGACAAGATTACTGAAGCACCTCTTTAATTCAAAGTGGATGCACAAGTGATTACTGTACGGTCCAAGTCGGGCGTAGCTGTATCAAGCCAAACAGAAGGAACGTTGATCGGCGTAGGATTATAAGGAGTTGGCACATTAATATATTCAGTTACTGTCTCAGGCCATTCTTTATCACAACTTAAACAGTGAACCAGCTCACACTTTTTGCAATACTTTAATTTATCGTGCTTACAGATTTCTTTGTGATCGTGCTTCATTTATAAACTCCTGGTATTCCGCTACTCGGTGTTTCCATAGGTGTTCTCTATAGATCCTCTTTCTACCATTATAACCGATCTTGGCTGCCTCTTTAGGATGAGCTAATAACCACTTTGCTTTCTCGACTGCTTCATCAATTGATCGATAGAAGACACAGTCCTTCATATCGTCAAACAGTAACTCTAAGTCCTCGCTATACTGACAGAGATGAGGACGACCAGATGCCATTGCAATTAGTTGTCGATCGGAAAACCACCAGCGCTTACCTGGGACGTTGTTATGTCCGAGGATAAGGTAGTGCTTGCTATAATTCTCTGTTTGCGAATCCCAGGGGAGCAGATTTTTGGGGTCGGACCATCCAAAACCGTACACGTTCATTTTGCCTGGGAACTCACGCAAGAAGCGTTCGATCAATTCGATTCGTTCTGACGAGTTAGGGAAGACTGTATAGCGTCCTCCACAAAAGATAATGTTCTGTGGGTCTGAGTCTGCTTTACCTAACTGCTTACGAGCAACTGCGTTTTGCCAATACCGCACATTCTTAACGCCTAGCTTGGTGTAAGTATCGACGTCAGTGGTTGAGACCACCATATTAAGATCACAGTATTTAGCGTATTCCATGTAGAACTCACAGGGCTCAGGGCGTACATCTCCAACCCACTGAGAGATAACAGTATTTGGATATAGGGACTTGAGGTTGTTTAGTGCTAGAGGATCAATCTTGTTGGTTTGCTGGAACTGACAATGGATAATGTCTGGCTTGAACTGTTGGACCTTAGTGAGAAAAGCCGGCGTGGTATTCGGCGTATTCATGAAGTCAAAGACTTCTACCTCGTAGTGTTTTCTAAACTCTGCCTCTAAGTACTTCTGTTCATTATTAGTGCCTTCATACAGTAAGGGTAGATACAGCAGCTTCATATTCCTCCACTCTGGTATCGAAGGTGTGAGCCTTCTTAATTGCTACTTGCCCCTGGTGTGCTAGTTCTCTTCGTAATTCCGGTCTCTCTAATAGGTAACCAATCTTCCCGACTACATCTTCTACAGTTAACCAGTAAACACAGTCTCGCCAGTCTTCGAATGGAGAACCTGGTACCTCATGCCATAAGTGCGTTGTTCCTGCTGCCATGGCAATTAAAGGTCTATCTGACCAGTAACCTTCAATATCCCAGAAGGCGTTAGGTCCAATCGTCAAAGCAGCTCGATTGAATAGCTCGGATTGTTGTTTCCAGGGTATACTCCCACCCTTCCGAACGTCAGTTGGGTACCCTCCACCGTAAGCAGTGAAGGTTGGAAACAACTTGGTTAACGTTCGGGCAAGAGATATGCGAAGATTTGCCCCTACTTCCCTACCATATATATTACCGACCATCACTACGTCTGTCTTACTTTCTTCTGGTAGAGGGTCTAAGAACTGCCAATCTGCAGCTGCGTGCTGCCAATAGAATACTGGCTTACCAGTTAACCTCTCATACTTCTCTTTCTGCCCTATGCCTGTTGCTAAGAAAGTAGCATCCATCACCTTACCGCACGTAACGATATGAGGGATGGGTTCTCTACGAGCATCTCCTGTCCAGTGAGTCCAAATAGTTTTGGGAAAGTCTTTGCGTAGCTTCTCTACTACATCCAGGTTAATCCGGTCTGAGTACTGAACATGTACGTAGTCAGGCTTAAAGTCCATAACGATCTCGACCAACTTCTCCATTGGTTGTTTGGTGTTGTAGTGATCAAGAATCTTAACATCGTATTTCTTCCTAAAGGCAGCTTCCAGGTCTACCTGCTCAGAGGCACCACCTGGCACCAATAACGGCAAGTAGAGTAGCTTCTTCATTTCTTCTTCTTAGGCCAAGGCTTTAATCGTTTCTCTGAATACCTCGGGTGATCCTTCATAAACTTAGGCAATTTACGTTTATCGTACTTCTCAGCTGTCCAAAAGTTCTCATTAGTAGGGTGAACATCCTCTATCTCTCGAGCTACCCACTTATCGTAGTACCAGTTCTCTCGCATCTCCGCTTTATGCCCATGTATTTCCCATTTATATGCCATGAGTTTATCGCTGATTGCGTAACCAAAGTGCCAAACGGGTTTCTTCATTGGTACATAGTCTTCACCATTACCAATTGGCTTATAGAATCTGACTGGTTGGGCTAAATCCTTACAAACTGCATCGAAGTCCTGCCACATGTGGACCATCGGTACTCTAAAGCGCTGCTTACCTGAAGTCTCACAGTACTTAATCGCCTTCTCTAGTGACTCACCATCCCAGATCTCATCGTAGTCTGAGACCACTACTAGGTCATAACCCATCTTCTCAGCAAAACTCTCATAAGCTCTACGGTGATCGGCTTCGTTGTTAAACCAACCTGCTCGCCACTTAACCTTCGGATACTTAAAGGCAATATCTTGAATATCCTTGGATGACTCCGGGCAAGATACTGTGGTGCGATGTCCAAACGATGGCACGGGAACATAGAAGATATGAATGTCGTCCACGTAGTCTTGTAAGCTCTGAATCGAATACTCGAGGTATTCTGCACCATAGTGAACTACGTAGGCTGCCATTACCTTCATTTAAAGCTCCAGATCGTGTTGATCATATGATCGAGCTGTCTACGCTTTAACCCAGGCCAACAGCCAATGAATAGTCCTTCTTCCATCATCCTATCTGCTACTGGGAACTTAGTCTTAAACTTCTTATATGGCTCGTGACGAGTGATGTTGCCGGCAAAGAACGGACGCTGTCTGACCCCATTAGCCTCTAGATGGTTAGCTAATTCGTCTCTCTTCGGATTCACCATGACATAACCGAAGTAACTTGGTTCTGCTCCTTGAGGAACCTTTACCCGTACTTTGTTCCTCGCCCCAACTCTATCGTTGAGGTATGCCCAGTTCTCCTTACGCTTCTTGATCAATTCAGGTAATCTCTTCATTTGTTCTCTGAGGTAGGCTGCACAGATGTCTGCCATTAAGAAGTTGAAGCCAACTGTCTTATACGTGTACTGATCATCGTACATAACTCCATCGACATCATTGGTGTAACGGGATACATGATCACCTTGCCACTTAGTCTCGTGGATAATCTTGCCCCAGTTACGCATTGAACGCATATTCTTCGCCCACTCTTCATTGTTGGTTGTGACAGCTCCACCAGTTCCCAAACCATTCACTTGATGAGAGGGGTAGAACGAGAAACAAGCTAAGTGACCAAAGCTCCCGACTTGATGACCGTCTAATTGCGCACCTATAGCCTCACAACAATCTTCAATCACAATCACGTTATGTTCGTCAGCCATCACCATAAGACGTCTCATATCGACTGGTATGCCCATCGTGTGAGCTACGATAATCGCATCAGCTCCAGCCTTCATTGCCTCTTCAACTTGCAAGAGATCAATATTCTGAGTCTCCATGTCGTAATCGACTAGAACTGGCTTATAGCCACAGTGGAGGATCGGGTTTAACGTTGCCGGAAATCCACACCCCGAGGTGATCACTTTGGCATTCTTCGGTAGTCCAATCGACTTCAGGGCCAGTAGTAGGGCGGACGAACCCGAATTCGTAGTTAGTGCATACCTCACCCCAATATATCTCGCCAGCTCTTCTTCTAGCTTCCGGCATTGTGGTCCCGACGCATGCCATTTGCTGAACAAAACCTTGATCGCTGCCCACTTCTCCCTCCAACCATCTACAATTCCTGCAAATGGAATCATGTTACCTCCTATCCCTTATTGAGAATCTTGGGCGGTAGGATATACCCGTTAGTTGTGTACCAATCGACACACTTCTCGATGCCCTCTTCGAGAGATACCTCAGGTTTCCAACCGCATAGTTTATTAATCTTCTTAAAGCTACCACGTAATTCGGCTAGATCGTTAGGTCGTGGAGTGTCTTTGGTTACATGCACAACCATTCCCGGGTACTTGGTTTCTACTTTCTTCTGAATAAGTTCTGCAATCTCGTTAATAGAGTAGGCTTCTTCGGTTCCGATGTTAACGATTGTTCCAGCTGGAAAGTCTCTAGCTGCCCAAATCGCTGACGCCGTATCTTCGGCATAGACGTAATCACGTTTCTGAGTGCCATCCCCATGGATCGTAAGCGGTTCCCCAAACTGAGCGAGGGCAATAAACCTTGGGATAAGCTTCTCCATGCTCTGATGAGGACCAAATTGATTAAATGGACGAACAATAACCACATCTTGACCAAAGACTTCAAAAGCAACTCTGCACTCATGGTCTGCGGCTGCCTTTGACACCGCATAAGTTCCAGCTTGCGGGTTGAGCGGATGGTCTTCGTCAATAGGTGTTCCTGGGTTTTGGTTCGATCCATAGACCTCCGATGTAGAAATGTGAATCAGCTTAACGTTGTGAGTTCGACAAGCCTCTAAGACATTCCAGGTTCCTGTGTGGTTGACGTCAATGAAGCGTTGCCGATCTTTCCAATCTCCTTTGATGCTGTAATCCACGTGAGTTAGAGCCGCTAAATGGATTACTAGATCCATACCTTCGACTGCTTGGTCTAACTGATGGATGTTTAGAATGTCCTGTCCGTGTCTAGTTGAGTAGCACCAAATATCTACGTCTTCATGGTTACGCCTCAACCACTGATATAGGTTATAGCCAATAAAGCCATTCGATCCCGTTACGAGAACCTTCACATTGCCTCCACGCTCTTCCGGAAGTTTGTCTCGACACAGAGCTTATGATGAATCGCTTCACCGACCTCCCTTAACTTGTCCGGATCTTTAAGTACTTCTTTAACTTTAGCAGGAATTGATTCATAGCTGGCGTGGAAGAAGTGTTCACCGTCAATAAACGGATATGTGTCCGTCTCTGCCTCGTAAACCATTGGCAACTTGAATGCAGCAGAGATCGCAAATCGCAAGGGCGTCACAGCGTGTGGAGGGGCATCCTGCTGTGGCACCACTGCAAGGTGCGATTGAGCTAATCTTTGTGATCGATCCTGCCAGCCATTCGGAGCGAATTGTAAATCCTGAAGTTGCTGCCAGATCGCCACACGACGAGGATTGTTGTACGTATTAGTTATGATATCCCAACGCTTATTCTCGTCATAGTATCCGTGCTGTGGATGGCTCCCCATAATGAAGTGGCGAGCTCCAACTTGCTTTGCCCAGTTCTTATCGCAGACCCAGATCTCATCAAAGTCAGGACGTCCTAGTTTCCAGTCGTTACCTTCATAGCTTGGTCGTTCAATGTTTAACCAAATAAGCCTACACCGTCTCGTAGGAAGGAGCGGAGGTAGCTCCCCGTTTAAGGGCGAAACGATGTAGACGTTATCACTGTCCCATTCAATCTCGTCAAAATAAACCAGTGGAAAATTGCTTAACCGAACTAACTCCCAGAGATCCCAGTACGAATCATATTTATGTCTTGGTTGTGCGAATATCGGTGATGAACTCATTGTGCCCCCAATTTAGTTGATCGATAACTGCCTCTCTTTTTCCATCTAGAAACTTAGTGAATCGCTCTCTGTTCACTCTCGCCCCCTTAGCCCAGAATCCTGCGGTTCTGTCCTGCTTGGTGTACAGATCGCCTTCAAAAGAATGGTCGATATGAATACCACGGATATTCCGGTTTAACTCCGGTAATACCCCATGGCTTCTAAGTCTTTCCTTCCATTCGTCATCCTCTCCATAGACGCCTTCCATGTAGAGTTCGTTTACTCCATTGATATCTTCGTGGTACTTCTTCTTTACAAAAGCGATATACCAGTACAGTTCGTTATCCTGGAAGACCTGGCCCTTCTTCACCGCTTCCTGCCAGAGGGTGTTGAATGGTTTCTGATGGTTCTCTCGTAACCACATTGGGAACTTCGGATGAGAGAGTACTACCTTGGCAAAGACATTCACATCCTGCATCGCATTACCCCAACCTTGCTGCAGAGACTTAGGACTATGGATCATCTCGGGTTGAGTGATGCAGATTACCTCTCCTTCAGCATGTCTCACCCCAACATTTATGGCATAGGCCGGTGTGTGATACCCCTTATAGTGCGGATGTTCTCGAGGATCGATCTTGATGTGCTTAACCTGTAGTCCTGGGAACAACTCGTATACCTTAGATAGGTCTTCAGTACTCCTGTCGTCTACTAGGACAAGCTCCCATTCCTTAAAGTCTTGAGCTGCTAAAGAGGCTAAGCCATAAGTGAACAGCTCGCTTCTATTATATATAGGAATTATGACGCTAAGCTTCATCTTTAAACCACCAACCTATCTGGAAACCCATATCCATGAAGAGAAAATTAACTGCTAAATGACCTGGGTACTGATTAATAAAGTGAATGGCAATAACATGGGTCGAAGTTCCGCCTACTTGGCTTATCAAGTGGAAATATGGTCCTAACTTGTTCATAGCTCTCCTGCCTCAGCTAGCATTTGGATCCTCCTTAGCTTCTTCTTGAAGTCTCGAGGCTGTTCCTTATACCCCTCAAGACCGTACCTAACTGCATCCATCAAGTGATCATTAATCTTTACTGGGTCATTTAATATCCTACCGTTCTTATCGACTTCGTGTAAGTAATTTCTGTATTCCCGAATTAAGTTAACACTACTCTTTGTCATCGAGATCTTATGGTCCTTAACCCGATCAATCCCGTACTTCACTGAGTCTTTGCCCTTGGTACAGGGTAAGATATCTACCCCATAACCCTTAATCTCATCGATCGACTTGGGTTCAGCACTATCTGCAATTACCATGACCTGCTCTGGTAACTGATTAATATACTCTGCTATCTGCCTATTCTTCATGCCATGACGGTAGAGCCTCTCATTAAGAATGACTCCACCGTTATACCAATAGATATCTACCAGTGCTGTTGGGTCGTGCGTATAGCCAAAGTCTAAACCTCTACGTTCCAATCTTGCTTCATGCGGAATAGAGTCAATAATTGCCCAATTGGTGTAGACTCGAGACTCAACTTCCCCCAACTGCCCTTCACCGTAGACCTTCCACCAACTCTTGTTATGTCTTCTGGCTTCAATTGCCTGAACAACCGATTCTTCTAGGGCTTCATTGTCCTTATACGTCAAAACAATATGATCGTGTTCACGGTGTGGAGCTACGTCGGTGTACCACCAGAACTCATTAGTCGGGTTCCAGTCTAGAAAAATAATATCTCTAGTTCTAACTTCTAATTGATCGAATGCTCCATAAGGCACATTGTTTGCCTCATTAACAAATAGCCTGTCTCGCCTAGGTCCTCTAACCTTCGAGGGCATATCTACACCAAAGAACTCAATCTGGCTTCCTGTATCGAATGTGTAGGTTAAGTTAGTTCGATTCCATTGGTCTTCTTTGAAGTACTTGTGTTGCTCCATGATATTTAAGAAATCTCTCATAGCTCCTCTACGAAGATGAGGGATGCTTTCTGAGACTACTGATGTGAGCTTCGGTGTCTTATCTGACTGAGCCATATCAATTAAGACCAGTAAGATTGAGATTGTCTTACTAGCCGCAGTACCACCCTGAACAGCACGAATTCTCTTTCTAAGCTTTAGTACCTTCTTCGTTGCTGTCGTCAGTTTGTACAGTTTGTCCTCCTAGAATTGGGATGGCTACTTCCCCAGAATGTTCTAGCTCTTTACGCTCAGCGAAGATTTCCTTCTCTAGCCTCTCTAAATTAAACTCATGCCTAGCCTTACGAACGTGTTTCTTTACCCAGTCAGCTCGTGCTCGAAGTAATCGTGCCGAGAATGCAGGGTCTTTCTTCCGCCAATCTAATAGAGTATCTCGATCAACGCCAACTGCCATTGCTGTGTATTTGAAGACAGGTACCTCGGCGTAATAATCGATTGCTGCTTGTTTCTTATCCGCTGTTGTCAAAACTCTTTCTCCACCTCAACTTTGACCTTGATTCTGGTCATTGGTTCTATATCTATTATATCCTTTAGCTTTCTTCTCTCATACTCACCGATCTCGAAGGTTACTTTCCAACCGTTGTCTGCGTAAGGTCCATTGAGCTTTACCTTATCTGCATTGAACTCAATCATCCTTGTTCTCTTTGTTGTAGTTGGAAATATATCTCTGCGAAGAAATACCTTTAATCTTGGTTCTCTTCTTGCCTGCCTTCTTGAGCATATCCTCATAGACTCGTTCATGATAGCGGTTATACGCCTCCCCCATGTTTACCTGTCTCTTTGGCACCTCCTGCTCCTTTCTTTAATTTAGCGAGCTTCTCCCATGTAGCATCGCCGACTATTCCATTTAAGCTTAGTAGATATATTGCTCTGTTAATTTCCCAGCCATTTAAATCCGAGACGTGGTTCTTCCCGAACTGTTTGTTGAGCCACTTATACTGTAGATCTTTGCGACCAGGCCAACGCTTCTCCATCCGATCGTGGAGGTCAGCTGATGGCCTCACACCTTTGCTAGTTCAGCTTCAACCATCAACTTCACTAGATCCTTAAACTTGGTCTTAGCTTCCCAGCCTATTACTTTCTTAGCCTTTGTTGGATCACATTTAAGTACATTAACTTCTGTAGGGCGCATTAGCCGTGCGTCAAAATCTACCCATTCTCGCCAGTCTTTACCAACCACCTTAAAGGCTTCAATGACAAATTCTTCGACACTATGAGTTTCCCCAGTGCCAAGGCAAATATCAACTGGTTCACCTAACTGCATCATCTTGTAGATTCCTTCGGCTGTTTCCTTAGCGTAGGTCCAATCTCGCTTAGCCTCCAAATTTCCAAGAGTTAGTGTTACTTGTTTACCGGCATGAATCCTGGCGACTGCCCTAGCAATCTTTCTAGTTACAAACTGAGCACCTCGTCTTGGACTGTCACAGTTAAAGACAATACCGTTGGTCGCATGCATGTTATAGGAATTTCTAAAGATCTTCACCATGTTATAAGCGTAGAGTTTGGCTGCACCATACGGTGAGACTGGGACCATCGGTGACTCTTCGCTTTGTGGTGCTGGTGTTGAACCGTACATCTCTGAACTAGAAGCCTGGTAGTACTTAGCCCCAGGACAGAGTCGTTTAGTTAATTGAAGTAGTCTGGTTGCGGCAATCCCTGTCATAATTCCCGTCGAAGCTGGAGCATCAAAAGAGATTCTGACTTGAGACTGGGCAGCAAAGTTATAGACAACATCTGGTTTAACCTCAGTTAAGATCTCGGCTAATCTAGCGCCGTCCTCTAGATCCCCCCAGTGTAGAGTGAATTTGTCGCTCTGAACACACTTCTCTAGGTTTTCTAAATAATCGATTGCTTTTCTACGTCGGAGTCCGTGAACTTCCCACCCATCATCTAACAAAATTTCTGCTAGGTATGAGCCGACTTGCCCACCAACGCCGGTAATGAACGCCTTCACGTGATCCACCCATCGTAGTTACTGAAGGCTAAATCGTAATCATCTTTGCAGCTTGGCCCCGACTTCTCTGTCTCGTAATACATCATCTTAGCTGGGGTTGGGCTGACACACTGGTAACCATGCCAGATGTTTCTTGGAATGGTATAAGCATCACCTGGTCCCATGAACCTCCGTTCCCAAGTAATAGCTCCACCCTCCTCTGTGCCTAGAACCAATAAGAATTGTCCTTCAAGGACGGTAATATTATCTTCCTTTTCTTTGTGAAGGTGGAAGCCTCGAATCTTCTTAGGAAATGTCACGCTGACGTTGATCTGTCCTGGCTTGATCCCGTAAATACAATCCCACCAACTATAACCCCGTTCATCCCGGGTAACTCTCATTGAATGCCTCCTTTAATCCCTTTAGTACCTGCTCATAGTCTACTTTATAGTCTGTGCGTTGTGCTTCCCTGTGGATTGTCTCTAGAGCGCTCTTGCCTAGATGGTCCTCTACGAACTGGGAGAATAATGTTGGCATGGCATGAGCTTTTCTGTGGCATGACGAACAGAGACATAGACCATTCATCAACCAGTGGCGAGTTTTTGAATACGTTCGTGAGACAATGTGTGCCGCTTCAAAACGTCTGTTTCCTGCTCCACACCACTCACACCTTCTGGGCATACGGATAATCAGAGACCAGAGTTTGTCACACTTGTTCTTTAGTGTTTTTCTCTTTGGCTTCTTAGCCACTCCTCGCACTCCTCTTTTGACCAGCTCATCGGGAATAGGGCAGCATTACCATCAACAATTATGACTTCGCCATCAATATATGTATCCACGAATCACTCCACTATTAATCGGTAACTTCCTAGTTGAGACCACTCCCCAGCCTCGATAGTTCTGTTCAGATAATATCAGATGTCCTTCTTCTATCCCCTCAACGTAAGCAACATGTCCGTAGTCAGACTCTGCGGTTTGAACGATTGCTCCAACTTGTGGCGTATGGCCGGTAGCATAGCCCTGAGCAGCGGCACCATTCACCCAATAACGAGCATGACTAAGATTCTTTGGTAAGTCAGGGCGTTTAGCTGAGGCGTAGGCTGTACAATAACCGTATGAATAACCACCACTACCTACTGGTACTGATACGATTCTTCTTCTCTTGGCTGCTTCTTGCTTGGCAATTAGTTCTTTCTCCGGTTTACCCATCTCTGTTGTTGTGATGATTGGTTTAACAAAAAAAGCCACCTTAGCAGGCGGTTTCCTATCACTAACAACGGGCGCTGGCTCAGTAGCAGCTACTTGAGCTGGGTAAGCAAGGATTGTGACTACGATGATCAAGACGTCGAGGGGTCTCCTCCAAGTCAAGTTAAGTAGTTTACGGTAAATCCACCAGCGGCGTCTCAGAGGTATCGGTGGATCATCCTCCTGCATACTCATACCTATATTATACAGAAAAAGGAGCTGGTGGGCTGAATCAAACAGCCGTCTCCTCTTTGAGGTATTCTATCACTGAACTACACCAGCGTCTTTACTTAGCGTCAGGCACATCACCGAGATTGTAGTAAACCGTGCGATATAGCGCATGGGCTACGTACCACTCGGTAACGGCTCCGACTGAGTCTTTCCAACCCGGTAGCATGTAAATTGCATCCACTCTGTGGAGGATTGCCATGCAGATCCGGATCACGCCTCGCCACTCATCCATGGTAGGTGGGGCGAAGTCGAAGTTCGTATGAGGGACTATAGGGCAATGCCCTTTTTGGTAGAGCTGCCAGGCCACTTCTTTAGCCTGAGCAACGTTGGTCTCTAGATCACCAGTGAATGGACCGGCGACGTAGATTACTTTTCCTTTGAAGGGGTTAGGCACTGTGTTGCACTCTCCTCCCCTTGTCTCGTTGAGGTGAGCTTTAAGCAACCCCCGCATCTCCATAGTGACATCCCACAGCTTCTCAAGATGAATCTCAAGATTCTGTGTCCGCATCTCTGCGGCTTCAACATAATTATTGAATCGCTCATCGCTAATCAACCGAGGACCTCCTTCATGTACTCGTAGTCGTTGAGATCCATGATCTCGTCCTGTTCTTGGATCTGGGTCAGGAGTTCATACCAGCCCATAGTTCTATCCCAGATTTCCCTGCTCACTTGTCCTCCTTAATCCAGCAGCACAGCCCCTTCTTATTACAGACGGCACAGATTGCTACTGACCAGTGATGATGGGCCGCCACCAAGAGGCAGTTAGCCTCAAGGCAGCGGTAACAGACACTAGTAGTCATTCGCCAGTTCTTTTCTGAACGGCACCCACTCGTGTTGAATACGGGTCAGATCAAATCGCTTGCTATTAGGGTTAACCTTGTAGCGAACGATGAATCCGCCGACGTCTGGACTCAGACCCAATCTACGAAGAAATAGGCCTTGTCCTTGGAAACAGCCGGGATGCATGGCGTATGTGTTCCTATAGTCAGGCAAAACCACAGCAATATGGTAATGCCCACTCACCATGAGCTTAGGCTTTTTGCCAGGCGAGAAGTTCTCAATCTGCTTCTGTAGTTTGTAACTTCTGGCGTAGGCGCAGCCCCCAGCTCCGTGATGAAGATATGTTCTCAGTCCACCCGGCAAATCGACGTAAGCGCCGTAATCACCGATGTGAACAATGTCGTCTCGCTGATTGGCAATGTAGCGACAAATGTTGCCACCGCCATTCTTGAGAAAGCTCTCGTCATGATTACCAAGGATGACATACGTCTTAACCCCGGGAATCTTGGGATACTTCTCGCAGATATAATCTGCTTGCGAGTCGTAGTCGTGCAGAAAGGCTTCTTGTTCCCAGCCTCTGAACATCTTAATGCCCTGAGAGATATCTCCGGCATGGAGCATGATCTTACACCCTTCGTCAGCGCAAAGTTTGTAGAACTCATGCAGGTATGTCAGCTGCTGGTGCTTGCTGCCCAAGTGAGTATCGGAGAGAATTCCCACCGTTACCCATTCGCCGTCATAGCGTCCGTCCTCCAGACTAACCACGTGATCGGTGATCGGAGCGTGTTTGAAGAACTGGTAACCCAGACTCTCCAACCGCTTCTTCATCTCCTCTTCAGTGGCAGGTGCGTCAGAAACGCCACGAGTCTTTTTGAGACCCATGCGTTTTGCTTTTTTCCGAAGCGAGGTATAGCTGCGACCAGGAAACTTAGCTAATAGCTGGTCTCTCGGCGTGGCAGGCCATAGCTCCTTCAGTAGAGTTTTTTCTTTCTTTGACCAGTGTTTAGCCAATTTATTCCTCCTTGCGGTACTTGTTGAGATGGTCCATGCGTCGACGTAGGATCTCATTCAGAGAAACTAGTTGACGCTTGAACGTATAAATTAGTTGCAAACAACTGTCGGTTACTCCTCCTCGCTCCCAAACTGCATCTATAAATGAGATGAGCTGGTCGTTAGCAAGTAGCAGTGTCTCGTACGTCTTGAAGGTCAGGTCAGCCGAGATCGGCATTGTCTTCCTGAACTTCGCCGGCTTCACGAATGGGTCGTCTTCATCGATGTGCTCGGTGCAAAACACCATAAAGTGCACAGGACAGAATCCAACTACCATTCCTAAGTAGTCTGGTTGGGCAGAAATGTTGATCACAACCAGCTTACGCTCACAACGAGGGCAAGTGACGTGATCAAAATCCTTCGAACTCATCTTCCTTGAACCTCGTTTCTTGGTAATGGTCATGCACCATGTCATGGCATTCTCGACAAATCTTGAGAATCAGCACGTCATATAACGGATGATTGCGCCATTTGCGTTTACGCCACAGAGTGTGGTGCTTGGTTAGCTGCGTGCATTTGCCACATATGGGGCACGGTTGTTTATTCAGTCGATTCAGCTCCTGTCTCAGTTGTCGTAGACGCCTCCTTAGAAGCCGCCTTACGTTTCTGGCGTTTTGCCTTTCTTTCTTGCCACCAGCCATCAGCTGCCAGCCCAAATGCGGTCAGAATAATCAGACTCGCTAAGAATAAGCTGTCCTTCACAGTCGTTCACCTCCTCACCAAAAGCGTCGTCCTCGGCAAACCAAGGCAACGGCTCTTTGATTGAGTCAGCTTTTCTCCACATCGCTCGGACCGACCACCCTTCGGCATGCCGTCGGAATGTCAGTTCATCGCAATGATTCCTACAGATAAGGATGCCTCGACCTGATTCCTTCATCGGGTCAACAGGTTCCTTAGTAAGAAATAGTTCGGGCTTAAACTTGCCCCACTCCTTGGTGAAGCCCATGCCTTCGTCTTGAACGACAATGACACAACGGTCTCCACAAGTTGCAAAGCAGATCCAAACGGTTCCCTTATCGGTTACCCGTTGGTTAGCAGTAACAGCGTTCGCCAACAGTTCGCTGAAGACCAGTCGAACATTAGCTTTAGCTGCCTCGTCAAAGCTTTGAGTGAGATTGGCAATCCATTCCCTCCCAAAGCGAATAGCAATGTCAGTCGGCAAACCAATAGAAGTCTGCATAGTTAGTCCCTCCTGGTTGTTAATGTGCGAGGTCTCCCTCTCTAGGGGTTAGGAGGGGTCGATTAGGCTCCTAGCCCCTAGGCAACAAAAAAACGCCCCGGCGAACTGAGTCGCTTGAGCGTTTACATTTAGTACAAATTGTTTGCCCCTGATGCCCACGTGATTAATTATACATCAAAAAGGGAGTCCTAATTAGGAACTCCCAAGATACCCCTATGCTGGGGTAAAGACTTCTTCTTGTCGTATATAGTCAATTGCTTCCTCACAGTGGAAACAGAGTAGTTGTTCGTTTTGTCCGTGAATGTCAGTTGTCAGACACAGAGGTCCCATACACTTTGCGCAGTGTGCTGTTTTGCGGTTCTTGTTCTTGAACCACTTTATGTCCATCAGGCCGCTTCCTCCTCTCTCTCGTTGCTTCTCGGCGTTGTCGCTGTTGTCGTTGTACTCGTGCTCTCAGTCTATTTCTGCCGTTGTTTCTCACTTGTGTTCTATTACCTCACAGACTAGATAGGTGACGTACAAGATGCACACCACCAATAGGATTGTAAACGAGCTCATAACCTCTCCTTAAATCGGAGCAAGAGAAAGCGATCCGGAGGTCACACTCAAGATCACCCTCTCGTGTTCTGACTTAAGTTACCACTTCATCTTACGAGGTCGATGCATCTTCGCCCGAGTTGGAGTAACCAACTTCAGTATCCGCCAACAAATCCAAACTAAAGTGAGATTACTTAATCCCAAAACAATTAAAGCAATGTCTACGTAACTCATATTCCCGTCATTTCTTCAGCGGGTGTTGGTGCATAACCTGCCAGCTTCATTACCCAGGCTAAAGTATTACGGTAAGCTTTGCCAATTGCTCGGGTCTGAGCCATTGAAGCAATGATGTACTCTGCTTGGTTCCCTCGTCCTGGCTCTTTGGTTGAACAGATTGCCACCCCACTCCCCACTACTTCTTTGTCCTTCTTAAGAATTACCTCACATCGATAAGCTGTGTCTGGACCTTCCAATCGTTCGAGCTTCCGAACAAACGGTAATATGCCCATTGAAGCACCAGCAAACTGCCAACCTTCAACATTGACGTAATTATTACCTTGGATATTGGTGTACAAACTTTGATCAACAATAAACTGCTTGAGAACCGAAGCGAACTTCACCACCTCAGCTGGTTTACCCAACTCAATTGGCTTATCGCTTAATACTATTTCCTTCATTGTCTCCTCTCACATTGCTCAATGATTGCGGCTACTTCGGCTATTTCCTTCTTAGTTGCCTTGTGAAGAATCTTTATGTGATCTAAGACCCATCGGAGCAGATCAATACGATTTACTTCACCAGACGGCTTCTCGTCACTTACAGGACCAAACTGCTCGATAGTCTTTAGCGCCCTCTCATATCTTGCTCGCAGTAGATCCTTATCCATTACTTTAAATCATTTAATAAGTTTTCTGCTTGCTGTCTAAGTTGCTTTATTTGTTTAATCTTCTTCGCTTGGTCTTCGGTTAACTCTTCTTTTGCCAAAGCTTTCTCTTCCAGTACCTCGTTCATCTGTCGAACAAAAGTGCGACTCTCTCGCTCCTTGTCTGCTGCATCCATCAATTGTCTTGGTGTGATATCCATCAATATTGCTAGAGCGAAGATATGGGTCATTAGAATCTCAAACTCATGCCCTTTATCCTTCTTTTTCCCAAACATGATTTCCTTTCTTTAACAAAAAATTCCCGACCAGTTGAGGTGGTCAGGAATCCTTTGGAAACGTTGCCTCAACTAACGCTGTGCACTGATACTAATTCATACATTTAATCTGTCAACTATCTTATCTGCGAGCTTCTCCACACAGTCTTCGCAGGTTCGTTTATCCTTATAAAGGATAGATTGAACTAAGTAGCAATTAGCTTCGCAAACATCACAAGGCAAGAATGGATCTTTACTCATTCACCAACTCCTCTAGTACTTGGTGGAGGTCGTCTATCAAATTACTAGCTGTTCCAATTGCACTCCTGGCATCGTGTTCATCATAAGAACAGGCACATTTTGTCGGCCTATCATAACAAGCGTATTGTTCTAAGAGATCCAATTTGTCTAACCGCTTCTTAATCTCGTTGGCGAGGTCTTGTTTGGCTTTAAGCTTCATTGCCTGATCCTGAACCTCAATATACTTCATAACCCCAAGGCTTTCCGATATGTCCGTCTGGAGGTTTTTGACCCCTTTACCCTTTAGGTAAGCAGCTTGTTCTCTGGCTTGGGATAAAGTCGACAATCTGGCTAATACGATTATGGCAAATACAACCACAACCCTCGATTTCTTCACTATTCAAACAACAAGCACAGTCGTTTACAGCGGTATTACCAAAATCAAAACAAAATGCCCACCTGTGAGTCTGACCACCAACCTTATCTCCCTCTGCAACAAACTTATCTAATAAGAAATCGTTAAACTGTTTTCTTAACTCAGCCTTGTCGTTAGTCATCACTCTCCAAATCATCACTCCAGAAGTGACCACCGTACTTTCTCCAGTGCTTCTTTAGTCGACTAATATCTGGATAAATCTTTGCCAACTCTCTCCGCCAATCACCACGATAAATTAAGAACCTATGATTGCCATTCTCTTTGTCTCCCACCAGCACGATAGCCGTCTCAGGATGCTCCGAGTCTAACCTTATTGGTGACTCTAGCTTTGAGATAGTAGGGAAGATATCGGATAGATCATTGCTGTTGTAACTCAAGAAGACTTTAGGATTAACATGTTTACCACCCTTAACCCCATAAACTAGATTTCTGGCTCCTCGATATGGCTTATGCCACTTCATTTCTTTTTCTTGACGTAGAGTGCTGACAACACATTCACGTCATTTCTTAACTCTGCGATTGTCACACCTGTAACTTTAGAAAACTCTTCCAACCGCTCTGCTAGCTTAGCCAAATCCTCATAAACATTTGTTAGCCTGTTGACTAAACCATTCACCATAAACAGTAATATAAAGTAACCAGCAAACAGTGCTATTACCGCTATATATAGTACTTCCATATTCATAACTCCAATCTTGCTACATCTGAT